AGATGTTGAAGTTAGGCATGGTTCTCAGGCGAGGGGGAAAGCAAGGCCGTACTGGCGGTATTGGATATTGAGCCGCTGGATTTCTTTGATTGCTTCTCGTGATCCGTTGATGCGCATTTGCTCCGCGTAATTACGAAGCAGCTCTTTGTCAGCTGGCGTCAAAGCCCCAGCCAACATCCCCATCAACCATCCACCTGGCCTGGTGATGTCATTGGGGACGTATGCAACCTTTTGCCCGTCGAACGACATGCCCGGCTGGTTAAAACTGACCGTGTCGTTTTGCTTCTGCTTAAGGATTTGGAAGCGCAGAAATCGCCTAAAGCTGCCGTCAGCATCGAGCTTTGGGTAATACCTCTGTATGTGCTCAAGCAAGTAACGAGCTGGCGTGACTTTGGCATTAGCAGACGCTTTGCGTAGTTGCTCGCTGTATGCGTTTTCGTCAGCACTCAGCGCCTGCTGTTCTGCTCGCACCCATGAGCCACTCAGCACTGGCTGCTTTTTGTAGTTAGCCGCGATGCTTGGTGTGATTTCAGCAGCCTGCTCGCGATTGAAAACAACTGGCCCAGCTGGGGCTTGAGGAGTAGGCGCAGGCTTTGGCTTAAGGCTGTCAATGAGGTTTTTGTATGGGGTTGTTTTGAAATACTCAGCCATCGCCGCGCTGACTTTGCCTTCTTTTTGAGGGTCAGGTGTGTCCTGCGGCAACTCAAGCAACGTTGTCTCGCCAACGCTTAACAGGTCTCTGCGGATTTGCTCAATAACTTGCCTTGCTTTTGGTTCTGTAATCTGCAAAAGAGCTTTGTCATCACCGTCTCGCAGCAACGCAGCAAGCCCCGTAAGCTCTTCTTTGTTTATTATCTCTGCAACAACAGGATCGCTGGTAACTGTTAGCAAATTGGATTGCAAAGGGTTGTTTATGTAATTGCGCAAGCTGTTTAGCTTTTCTCTCGACTTGTTAATCTGCTGATTAAAGGCATTTCGCGCTTCTTCTTTTTGCTGTCGTGTTGGCAAGCTGTCAATGTATGCCTGGTTTTCTGCTCGTAATTGCTGCAAAAGATCGCCCTGGAAGCGAGCAAGCGGCATACGACTCAGCTCTGTAATCCGCTCATCAAGACTGCCTAAATCCAGTGGCTGCGTTTGCTCGATTCTTGTTTCTGCATTTTTTTGCAGCCTATTAAGTGCCTCGTCTGGGTCTGTGTGGCCCATGGCCTCAAGCTCTTGCCTGGCTTGCTCCCGTGCCTCCGCATAGCCGGGGTCTGTTGGCGCCATTTCACGCAGGCCGCCTGGCTCGTAATAACTCCTCTGCATAAAGTCTTGCAGAGCTTTTTTGTTGCCTAGTTCGATCAACTCAACGCGTGCTTTTGTGCCAGCTACTGTTTGCTGCAACTGCGCAAAACTAGAAGTCTCTCCGAAAGAGGGCCGCAGGTTCATTGGCAGCGTCGGGTTGCCACCTCGAATTTCCTGCAAAATTTGACGCGCAAAAGGATCAAGAGCAAATGCGCCAAACAATTCATCTTGCATATTTTTAATCACTCTTCGCCTTGCATCCGGCGGCAACAACCGCACATGATTGTCAATGATGCTTGTCAAGGCGCCGCCGGCTTTTTCGTAGAATTCTTTATTGCCTGGCCTTAAGACTTGCCCATTGCCGATCGGAACTCCAGCGTCAATTATTTGAGCCAAACCTTGGCCGACATCAGCTACAACTAAATTCATAGTATTGAATTCAATTGCGTCGTCGTACATCTTCTTTTGCTTGTTAGCAAATATATCCCACGACTCGTTAATTTCTGGAACTACATATTTAATAAACTCAGGCTCGCTGCCGGTTAGCCCATATTTCTGTGCAATTTGTCGCGTAACGTCTGACCGCATTTGTGTCAGCTTCGGATGACCCAGCGGCAACGTTGCCAGCTCTGCAGGGTTTTGTTGCAGCAGCCCAAGGACCGAAGTTCTTACATCGCGCCTCGCTAACTGCGCTGCAGCACGACGGCGACCAATCAGTCGATAAGGGTTTGAGTCAACAAGCAGCTGTGCAGCGTCTGGATCTACCTTCTGCAGCTCTCCAATCTCGTTGGCAGCATCTGCCGCGCCTTCCTCTAAATCGTTCTGGATGTTGACGGCAGCACGCGCACTTTCGTTTTTGATTTCATCTTCGTAGCCAGCCTTGATTTGATCGCTGACGTACTGGCGAGTCAGGGTGTCCCCTAGTTTCAGGGCCTCTTTGCTAAAGACCGACAGCGATTGGGCCAGCTGCTCGAACGAGTTGTAGCCCTTGACGTTGAAACCACCTTGCTGCGTTTGCGTGCCGAGCTGCGGCATCCGCGGAACGCTTGGCTGCGCTGTGGCTGCAGCAACGTTTGCTTTGCCTGGCTGGAAGAAGGCGTTGACCGGCTGAGCGGCAGGACGGATTTGACCAAGAGGTAGCTGTGTCATTAGTTAGAACCTCCCGGAGTAGAGGTAGGCGCGGTGAGTTTGTTGATTGCTCCTTGCATTCCGATGGCTGAATTAACGCCACCAACAACAGCGCCAAGGCCGCCAAGTACGGCGGCGCCAGCGCTTGGCCCGCCGCCTCGCATCGACGGCGCTGGCGGCAACATCATTGTTGGCAGCGGCGGGAACGGCGCGATCGGGTCGAACACATCTGCCTGCTGGTAATACTGCTGGCTGTTGTATTGGCTCAGGTATTTCGCGATCCGGCCGGTCTGTGCTCGGTCGTATTGACGATCAGCTAGCCCCTGATTGATTTGTTGAATTGTGCGGTAGTCGCCTTCCTGTCTGGCGTAGTTATTGACGATGCGGTCAATACTTTTGCCTGCAGTGCCTCGCGCCTGCACAGACGCGCGTGCCTGCAACGATCGCCATTGGTACTGCTGCAACGCAACGGCATCGCGCATTGAGCTTTCGGCATAAGACTGCCCGATAGCTTCTGAGTCCAAGACGTAAGAAGCGCCAGCCGCTGCGCGCGTATCCCGCACCACTTCTGCCTGCGCAATCGACCTCATCAACTCAACGTTGCGCATCGAGTTGGCGTGGATCATCTTCTGGCCGTAGTCCAGCGTCTGACCCCAAAAGGCGTATTGCTTGTTGAGGTCAGTGACCTCTTTGTTCAGCCCAGCCTGATATGCCGCAAATTCCGAGTTGGCCTCAGCAAATGCTGTTTGGTTGAGGTAGTCCTGCTTTTCTGCCTGGTAGTTGGCAAAGCTCTGCAGTACGCCCAGGCCGGCATTAGCGACACCAAAGCCAACAGCTAGTGGCGATAAAACGATCATTACAAGTACCTCCAGAACGGGCAGAACAAAGCACCGCTCGGACCAAACGGCTCAGGCTC